GCAAGTAGTTATTCAAGTGATTTAAAATTAGAGTTAATGACCACAGGTGAAAAATCTGGAACTTGGGGTACCATTACCAATACAAATTTACAACAACTCGAACAAGCGGTTTCAGGTTATATTGCGGTTGATGTGGCATCAGCTGATGTTAATTTATCATTAGCCAATGGTGCTGTATCCAATGGTAAGAATTTTTATATTAAACTTACAGGTACTTTAACTGCAAACAGAACGGTAACCATGCCAGATTCTGCTGAGAGAGTATTCATTGTAGAAGATGGAACTTCAAGATCCGCGTCTTTATATTCTTTAACTGTTAAAACCGTATCAGGAACAGGTGTTGCAATACCTGTTGCTTCTAAAAATTTATTATATTCAGATGGAACAAATATTAATTTAGGACTAAGACAAAAAGGATATGTTACTCCAGGTGCAACTTATACGACCGTTAATGGTGATCAAGTTTTAGTTGATACTTCAGGAGGAGGAATTGGTGCTCCTGTAACGATTAATTTACCTGCATCTCCAAGTGTTGGAGATGAAGTTCATTTTATAGATAGTGGTAACAACTTAGCATCTAACAATCTAACCATTGGAAGAAACAGTTCTAACATTTTAGGATCAGCTTCTGATTTAACTGTATCTACAAACTCTGCTGCATTTACACTTGTATATGTAAACGCAACAAGAGGTTGGATCTATAAAGATAACATTTAGGAGGTCACATGCCTCTCGTTCAATACGGATTTAAGCCAGGCATAGACAAGCAAAATACAGCTGTTGGTGCTGAACAGCGTTGGGTGGATTCGGATAATGTTCGGTTTCGATATGGACTTCCAGAAAAAGTTGGCGGTTGGTCTGCGTTAACTACAAACTCTATTGTGGGTGTTTCAAGAAAACTACACGCCTTTGTAGATTTAGATGGAAACCGATATGTTGCGATTGGAACCGATAAATTTTTAATTTTATATTTTGAAGGTCAGTATTTTGACATTACACCTTTAAGAGCAACTTTATCTTCTGCAACGATTGCAACCACAGATACATCTGCGGTTTGTGAAATTACAACTAGTGGAGCTCATGGTTTAATACCAGGTGATATTGTACTACTTGATAATGTAACACTACCTGGCGGAACAGGTTTTACCGATGCAGACTTTGAAGATAAATTATTTCAAGTGACAGGTGTTGGATCTACAACAACTTTTACCATTACACAGAGTTCAGCTGCAACAGGAACCGTATCAACCGGTGGAAGTATTGATATCAAACCTTATGAAAATATTGGTCCTGCAGAACAATCTTATGGTTATGGTTGGGGAACAGATACTTGGGGTAATGGTGGATGGGGAGATGCATCATCTGCACAAGACGTTGTTCTTGAACCTGGTCTTTGGTCTTTAGATAATTTTGGAGAGGTCCTTATTGCAACCATTGCTAATGGTAAAACATTTACATGGAATGCAGGAGCAGCATCCGCAACAGCAACAAGAGCTTCTACAGGAACATCGGGATTTGAGACAACGAATAATCCTACAGCTTCAAGATTAAGTTTAGTATCACCTACAACAAGGCACTTAATTCATTTTGGAACAGAGACAACGATTGGAACTCCATCAACTCAAGATGACATGTTTATTAGATTTTCAGATCAAGAAGATATAAATGATTATACTGCAACTGCAATCAATAGTGCTGGTGATTTTAGATTACAAGATGGAACTAAAATTATTGGTGCACTAAAAGCAAAAGAAACGATTCTGGTTTGGACAGACAATGCGCTTTACACCATGAAATTTATTGGTGCACCTTTTACGTTTGGTTTTGAACAAGTAGGAACCAACTGTGGTTTAATTGGTAAAAATGCTGTAATTGAAATAGATGGAGCTGCCTATTGGATATCCAATAATGGTTTTTTTATGTATGATGGTACGGTTAAATCTTTACCCTGTTCTGTAGAAGATTTTGTTTATGATAATTTTGATACAACAAAAGGCCAACAAGTCTACGCTGGATTAAATAATTTGTATACAGAAGTTGTTTGGTATTATCCTTCATCTGGATCAGATTATAATGACGCTTATGTTGTTTATAATTATGGAGAACAAGTGTGGTACACTGGAACGGAAGCAAGAACCTCTTGGATTGATGGTATTGTTTATCCAAAACCTTTTGCAACAAAATACAACTCTACTGAAACCGGATCTTTTCCTGTAATTGTGGGTGAAGATGGTTTAGGTCAAACGGTATTGTTCGAACACGAAGTTGGGACTGATCAAGTTAATCCAGATGGTTCTACAACAACAGTAACTTCTTTTATAAAATCATTTGATTTTGATTTAGACGTACAAGGAAATGGTGAATTTTTTCTAGCTTTAAGACGTTTTGTACCTGATTTTAAAACATTAGAAAATAATGCTAAAGTAACTTTAGCTGTAAAAAGATATCCTCAAGATTCTGATACCACAACAAGTTTAAGTCCTTTTACAATCAATTCTACGACACAGAAAAAAGACACGCGTGCGCGAGGACGTTTTTGTAATATTAAAATAGAAAATGATGGTCAAAGTGAAACATGGAGATTTGGTACACTTCGACTTGATTTACAACCAGATGGGAGAAGATAATGGCAAAAATTAATATAAGAATACCAGAACCTAAAACAGAATATGATGTATCTAACCAAAAACAAATTAATAGAGCTTTGACAACTATTGTAGAACAATTAAATTCTACGTTTTTAAATCAACAAAAAGAGGAGCAAGAGAAATACTCTTGGTTCGTAAGTGGCTAACATATATAAAAATGCAAAATTAGATCTAACAACTGCAAGTGAAACAACCTTGTATACAGCTCCATCAGATTCAAGAGCTATTGTAAAATCTATTTTAGTATGTGATGACAGTAATAATGGAAGCACACTTACTGTCACTATAACAGATGCTTCTAGTAATGTGTTTGTGTTATTTGATGTAAAAACAGTTTCAGGTCATGCAACAGTTGAATTTTTAACACATCCAGTTATTATAGAAGAAAACGAAATATTAAAAGTTACAGCAGGAGATGCAAATCGTTTGCATGTTATAGCTTCAATATTAGAAATAAATAGAGATTAGGAGGAAAATATGGCGTTTAAAGAAGAAGGATCAGTCGCATACACAATGATTAATGGCAAAAAGGTGCCAGTAGTTAAATGTGAGACAGAAGTGGTTTTAAGAAATACACAGACAAATTACGAGTATAGCTCAGATCAAGAAGCGGAAGACGATATTAATAGTGCAGATTCACCGACTCAAAGGGAACATGTGACTAGATCTGTTAAGATAAAAGTGGCTGCAATGCCGCCTTTAGGGGCTTCTTCTAAAGAATTGTAATGGTTGACGTATTGCTTAAAAACAAGTAAATTAGCAACATTCGGCTTAATTCAAGCATAGCCAACTTGCCATGGACTTCATGATTGATAAAGATAAATTACAAGAGCTCAACGATGTGATCTCTTTGTATAAGAAGTTTGATAAATATAGCGCCTATACTAAAGAGGAGCTGTTTTATGATCTTCTACCATCTTTTCAATTAATGCAATATAAAACTATTAAAGAGGACGACAAAGTGATAGGTTTTGCAAACTGGGCACTTTTAAATAAAGCTGCCGAGGAAAAATATAAACAGACTGCTAGTCTTGATCATGATGATTGGCAAAGTGGTTTGCGAGTATGGCTTATTGACATTGTTGCAATTAAAGACACAAAAAAACTTATGAAGTGGATTATAAATTATTTTAAAAAATTTTTAATTGTGGGTGAGAGGATTAACTGGTTAAGGATTGATGAAGGTTTTAATATCTACAGACAATCTTTCAAAGAAAAAAGGAGCTTTCATAGATAATGGGCGGCGTAAAGAAAAAAATTCAAAAAATAATACCTAAAGAAATTAGACCAGCAGCACCTTTTATAGCTGCTGCAATGATGCCAGTTGGTGGTTATAGTTTTTTAAGTGGTCTTAGTCCTACAGCACAGCTTGCAGTTTCAAGAGGTTTAACAGCGGCGGCAACTTCTGCATTGACTGATCCTGAAGCAAAATTTAAAGATTCATTAAGAGCTGGTGTTATAGCAGGAGCATCTCCTGTAATTACTAAAGGTTTAGGTTCTTTTGCTGAAGCAAAAAACATGCCTAAATTTTTACAAGGAGCTCAAAAATTTTTAACAGCTGAAAACAAAGAAGGAATCTCTCGTCTAACTAGAATAAAAGATGTTGTTGACCCATTTAGAGAAGGTTCAACTGCAAGTCTATTAGGTAAAGCTGGTACTATTGCCACTCAAACTGGAATCCAACAAGCACCTATTATGGCAAGATTAAATGAACAAGCGTTAAGAGATTACGAAGCACAATTAAGAGAACAAGGTATCATGGATAGTTCTGAAAGAAGAAATAAAATATTTGGATATTTTGCAAATGCTGGATACGATGCCGACGAAGTTAATGCTTTTTTAGATAAATATGGATATGCTGATGGCGGTAGAGTTGGTATAGAAACTTTATATAGAGGTCCTATGACAGCAGCTACAAGAAGAGTAGTTGACAGAATAGAAGGTGCTGTTCCCAATGAAGATGATGAAAATTATGAAGATGAAGATGACGGTTTTAAAATATATCCAAAAGGAACATATTCTGACGCAGATCTTAATTTAGATGCATTTAAAATGCGTGGAGGAGATGAAGACGAAGATGAGGAAAAATTAGCAAAAGCTTTAAGAAGAAGTAATTATGATTTAGGTGAGGGAATTGCACAAGCTTCTAAAGGATTAGAAATGGCATTCGGTAGACCCATTGATATGAGACCTGAAAGAACAAGATTTGGTTTAGCGGAAGGTGGAATACCTAACGTTATGGCAATGAGAAAAACAATTGCAGAATTAATTGCATCTGGAGTTATTGATGAAGAGGATGTGGAAGAGGCAGTAGCTCAAATTAGAAATCAAGCGATGATGTCAATGAGAGCACCAGGAATGGCTGAAGGGGGTATGATGAATTTAGGTGGTAGAGAAATGGACATGAGAGGCGGTGGATTTATACCAATCGGTGCAAAAGAAAGAGCGGATGATGTTCCAGCAAGACTTTCTAAAAATGAATTTGTGATGACTGCCGATGCTGTAAGAGCTGCAGGTGGTGGAAGTATTAATAAAGGTGCAAAGAGAATGTATGATCTAATGAACAAATTGGAGTCTAAAGTATAATGTCAACAACCACGACTAGACAGCTTAGAGAACCTTTTGTTGAAACGGCTGGGATAGCCTTAACGGAAGCCGCGTTACCTTATTTAAAACAAGCTATACC